ATAAAAGTTTGCTGTAGCTGTTCCACCTTCCCAAGATATTTCAGCATATATTGTGCTACTACTTGATGGTGTCCAACTCATTGTCGTTCCACTAGCAGTTCCACTTGTCATGGAATAGAATTGTGTTTGTGTTGAACCTGCATCAGCGATAAATCTAAATCCAAATCCGTTTTCAGAAGTGTCCCATACAGCACCATTATCTACAAGAAAGAAATTAGTAAAGAATGATTTACCACCTGTTGATTCTGCTGTGACTGTATTAAANACAAGTTTGAATCTCATACGCCAATATGTAGTTCCTAAAGCTTCTGATAATGTTGCATAAGCTATTGAAGGACTTCCATCTGTTCCACAATTCCCTGCTGCTTTTATATCCATTAAATCATTTGATGTATCTTTTAAGACATAGAATGTATCACTTGTTGATGAACCGACAGTTTGTGTCCATGTTAAATCTGTTATATCAGATGTACCTGCAACCTGTGTTGTATCACTTGTTGCATCTGCTAGTGTAGTTTTTTCATCTGTGACAATATCACCACTTGATCCTAGTACGGTTATTGTAGAACCACTTGCTATGCTTCCACCTTGAGTATTTTTTAAACCAATTATATTTATTTGCCCTGACGTATTTGCCCACTTGCCTGCTATTTCCCATCTGACAGGTACATTACCAGCACCTGCTGATTCTGCTGATATAGCATGACCGATAAATAATTTTTCTTTATTAGAAACATTTGTGACATCAAAAACAAAATACATATTTCCATTTGTAGCTCTTTCTGTTTCTATACTATCTTGTGATGTTCTGGTGTAATCTGATGAATTAATATCTGATGAGAATCCTCTAGTTGCATAATTATTACCTGTATCTATTGAACCACCTGTGCCACAAGTTAATTCAGGTTGAATGTTTCCACTATTTTTTATATTTAGAATAACTCTCATATTCTCTTTAGGTGTAAATGCACCTGTATTTCCGTTTGCCGTAATAGCACCATGATGTAATCTTTCCCACGCCATTAATCAGCACCCCATACCTGTATTCTACTTCCAGCAGCAAAGTCACCATTTCCACCATTAACTGCTTGAACACTTGTAATTTGTTGATCTGTTTTAGCCCATTTGCCTATAACTTCTTTACGTGCAGGGTTATTTCCAGCACCTGCATCAGAAGCTCTAAGTTGTTCAATCGTTGCTAATTTTTCTTTATTTGATTTATTAAAAATAAACATATCAACAAAATGATCTTCTGCTCCATTTGTACCAACATAATTAAAACCTGAATCACTTTGATTATTTGAAAAACTACTACCGTTTGAACTATGTGTATATGCATAATTACTACCACTATCAGAGTTAAATCTTATTTTACAATTATCAAAGTTTCCACTTGCATGACCATGTATTCTAACCCATAAATATTTTTTAGCTGTAATAGTTCCACTGCTTAGTGNATCACCTGCACTACCTAATGTAACATCTGCTAAATCTTCCCAAAAGGTTGCACCTGAATCAGCTTCATCATTATCATATCCGAGAACAACTAATTCACTACCACTACCAAAAGAACCTGATTGTGAGTTTGTTGCTGTNACTTTTGTTATAGCGTTTGAAGTATTTGCCCATTTACCTGCTAATTCACGACTTCGTGGAGATGTACCTGCACCTGCCGTATTTTGCCCTGCATGATTTAGATGAACTAATTTTTCTTGATCTGCTATATTAACAACATCTGCTACTGAAAATTCATTACTTGTTGATGATGTTGCAAATTCTAAGAACGCATTACTTGTTGTGCTTGAATCACTTCCCCCATTATCTGATATTTTATAAGCATAATTATTACCTGTGTCATCATTGAAAGTTAATTTGTTTATCATAGCTCCATCTGCAACACCATAGTATAATATCATTAAGTTATCTTTAGCAGTTATTGTACCTGTTGTCATAACATCTCCACTAGAACTCAGTGTTTGTCTTCCTAATTCCTTCCAACCTGTAGCTGGAGGTGATGTTGTTAATGCAGAACTTCCTTGTATTCTATTACCACTTAGATATTCTACCATGATGATAGACCTATCCTACTTGGACAAACTGTGACGAACCGTTTTTCTTTAATTTTACAAATAAGCCTTCATTGTTACTGTCAATGGTTCGAATATATAACTGTTTTTCTCCAGTTCTATCTTCGTTATGTGTTGAATCAGTGTCGAATGAAGAAGATTGTACTTCTAAGTATAATTTCTGTAGATCTTGAACGTCATAAACTCCAGAGTAGTTTACATCTGCTGTAGGGTTTCCACCACCTGCTGCTGCCCATGTTAAACCACCAGTATCACCTGATTGAGCAGTTAACATATAGCCATTTGTTGGTGCGTTACTTTCCTTAAGGTTTGCTTCATCAATAATATTATCTGCTATTGTTGCTGCATTACCTGATGAGGTTACTTCACCTGTTAAGTTTGCGTTTGTAGTTACTGTGGCTGCATTACCTGTACAACTTGCTGAACTACCAGTAGTATTTTGGTTTAATGTTGGAAATGTACAATTTGTTAAAGTTCCACTTGCTGGTGTACCTAATGCTGGGGTTGTAAGAGTTGGTGATGTTAATGTTTTATTGGTTAATGTTTGTGAACCTGTTAATGTTGCTACAGTTGAATCTATTGCTACAGTTACTCCACCTGATGTACCTCCACCTGAAAGACCTGTACCTGCTGTTACGCCAGTAATATCACCTGTTGGTACTGTTGCTACTTGAGTATCTACATAATCTTTTACTGCTGCTGATGTTGGTAAAGTTGTGTCATTATCATTTGAACCTATTCCTTCTGATTCGATTACTAAAGTTGCTGCTGAAAGACTAGAAGTTGTAAGATTACTTGCAGAACCTCCTCCATAACCGTACCAGTGTGCTCCTTTTCTTATGAGGATTGAAGGTTTGGTTGTTGATAGAGTTTCATCTGCATCTGATACTGTTTTAATTTGACCATCTGCTGATGGACTTGATGTATTCTTTAATGTGATAGTGTCACCTGTATCTGCAAATAGATATATCAAATCATATTCACTTGTGTTTGCTATTGCTAATTTATCTAAATCATCTGATGTACCTGATTCTGCTGCGATTACATGAACTGAGTCAGTTGGTGTTACAACACCACTAGATATAGTACGTGTGGCATTTGCTGGAGTAAATCCCAGCATACCTTGTGCATCTGGATCAGCATTCCATTCATTCGAACCAACGGGGGAACTCCCATCATCTGGATAAGCAGTGGTATCTACTTGTGTTGCGTGTTTGTATAATGCTTTACGTGCCATGATTAATTACCTTTAACCTCTTTGCCGTTAGCTTTTGTTAATTTAAAACTAATTTTTTCTTCAAATCTTACTTTGTCATCTAAACCTGAACGACCAGTGTTTCTTAGGTTAATTCGTTCTAAGAGATTAAACACTCCCTTCATAGACATAGTCATTGGACTATACTCCATTCATTGTGTGGTTTACGTACAAGGTCAGAGTATCTGTGCTTGTTTTGTGGAAACTTGCTGGACTTGAAAAGTTCCAGTGAGTTAAAATTTTTGGGTTTTGCTCCTAGTGTTGCTGCTTTATCAACAATACATCCACCAGTAATTGCATTACCTGAACTAGTATCAATTTGTGATGTAGTCCATGAGAATTTATAAGTTACAACATCAACACCTGCACCAGTGTTATCAGAATCACCATCGTTGGTTTTTGGATATGCTGAAGTACAATCTTTTTGTGCTCCAGATGNAACGATTGGGTTTGTTACATTATTATAAGTATCAGTTTTTGCTAAAGAGTTTGCACTTGAAGGATTTTGTAATATACAAGTTGCACCTGCACCACTTGCTACTGCTGCAAAGTTCTCATTTGAAGAAGGTGTTTCTGCGCATGCTTTTTTTGCATAATAAATATCGCCATCATTTGTGACTATGTTTGCTCCATAATACCATTCTTTATTACCTTGAGTATCTGTCTTAACTACACATATGTTGTTTTTTGGGTCAATGTGCTTTGGGACTTCGTTCTGAGTACCTTTGAATAGTCTTGTCATAATATACCTAGTTTAGTATTAGTATTTAAGTATTATGTTAGACACCCACGATAGCCCTAGTTGTAAGGTCTAATCCTTGAACAGATTGTACTGTTTCCTTCTCTACATCGAATGAATTCCACTCATGTTCACCTAATTCTATGGTTGTTTTAGCCTCTGGATACCTCCATTCTATAGATTTTACTTTCATCTGTAGTGGAGTTACAGCTTTAGTGCTTGAATTGTAACTACTATAAATATTTTTAGTTATGTATGAGACTTGGACTAATTGACCTATATTCAACGCATTTATAATAGTAGGAGTTTCTAATTTTACTCTAAGTGGTATATCTTTATGTTGTTTTATATAATTATCAGCGAATGTATTAAATGTTGTGGAACCCTGTTTACCAGTTTTTATTTGTATATTAGATAAATTTAATCTTCTAGAATAAACACCATTTTCATTCATAGATGTTGCATCGCTTTTTTCTACGAATGTTGGGTATGCAGAACTTGTACTAGCATTTGATTTATAGATATATTCTAATCTATAACTAACTGAACTACCTGATGTCCCATAAAATCTTACTTTTGTTTTATTATCATTAAATTCATATTCATTAGTACTTGGTGTACCAGAACCAGAATATTCATTGATTTCAGTTCCATCTGCTGTTGCTTTTATCACATAGTCAACTATAACATCATGTAAACCACCACTCATAATAACTCCAAAAGCACTCCACCCAGATGTACTTCTTGTTACAGTATGGACTCCTTTTTTAGATGATAAATCTCCTATGACAAATACTTTATTTGTAGTTTTTGTATCATCATAATAATTATCAATAACCCTGAAATGTGATTCATCTATAACATAGTTACTAGGTAAAAAGTTTTCAACTATTAACACTTTTCTTGGTAGTATATTCCAGTAAAACTGACTTGTAGGTGTTGTAGAAGAAGCTTCTAACATCATTAATGTTTCAATTACTTGTAAGAATGTACCTGTAGCAACTATATTTGCGTATTGATAGTTTACTGGGTCAGAATCTGGTTCTCTTGTGAAATGAACAAACTCATCATTACCTATATTCTCTAGAATATCTGTTATTATTTCTTCTACTGCACCAGCAGAGTATATTGTACCATCTCTTGTTACATTTGAGTTTGATGGTGTGGTTGTGAGATTTTTTACACTTAATATAGTTCCTAATATTTCTGCTGAATGTGATTTTGCTTCATATCTTTTATTATGACCACTTGTTATTTTCCATACTTTACCACCAAACTTCATAGTTAATGCTTGTGGTTTGGAAGCCCATATTTTAAATGCGTCTTCAGAACTTAAATATTTATTATAAGTTCTTAATTGTTGGAACCATCCAGCAAATCCAGTATCGTTTACCCATGATGATGTGAATTTTTTACCCAAGTACCAATATGCATTACTATTATTCAGGTCTCCAGTGTAAGAACTGTTTGATACAGTCTGCTCTTGATTGTTAATAGAACATTTTATAACACCACCTTTTCTACCAACACGTATCAAATAGTTAGTATTTGTAGAAAATGTATAATCAATCACACATATATTGTCAGAACCTGACCCATTATTTATTGTTATTTTTACATCTGTATTATCATGATCATATTCTAACCTTAAACCTTTTGAACTTGTAGAATCGTACAAGTCTATTAGTGTAGGTGTCTTGTATTGAGTGCTACTAAGATCTGAAAATTTTAAAGCAAGATATATGTCAAAGTCACCAGATAAATCAATTATAGGAGGGTTTGAATTACTTTGCTCTTTAAATCTCCTATGCATTTTTACACCATCAACTGTACTTGATGTTAAAAATTTTATTTTATAAAGTCCTTTCCATTTACCTGTTTGAGCATCCATCTCTGTATGTGTTGTACCAGCAACACAAGCAGGCATTGAATAATTACCAGTGTAATAATCATCATGTTCGTATCCAGATTCATCTCTAAAGTTACCATAAAAATTATGAATTGATGTTAAATTATCAACACTTATTACATCTTGAATATAATATACTTCATCTCTTTCTTGTATCTTACAAGTACCATCTACTGAAAATCTCATATTATCAGAAGCTCTACTTCCTTCTCTTCTTATTACAGCATTCTGTAATCTATCATAAAATCTTCTATGTGTTATAACACCACTACTATTTCTTCGTATACCACATACTTTTGATTCCAAACTAACTCACTGTTACCCATTTATCATTTGAGTCTTCTCCAGTTCTGTATAAGAAAACTGCAGATTCATCACTTATGTCACATAGATTTTGCAACCTTTACTTTATATTGACCAGCACTTAATGCAGTTCCTTCACTTGTATTATTTATTGTAAATGTGGTTGATGTTGATGCTGAAGGTGCTCCATTTTCACCACCATGACCNAAAGCATATTTATTAGAACTTGCAGCACCAGCGTCTTTCCAAAATATCACCCTTCTTTTTTATATCTTATATGTGCACCTGTTATTGTAGGTGCGTCTGAACTATCTGCATATGATGTAGAGGTATTCCATGAAACAGAGATTGAACCACTACCACCAGTTAGTGCAACCTTTGATGGTCTTTCTGGAACATCTGCTTCAAATATTGTTACAACATTTCCAACAAAAAATGCAAGTTGAACAGTCCATACTACTGGTGAAGCAGAATCAATTCTAAATGTTACACCACCAATAGTTCCATCATCTTGTAGTTCCACAACATTACTGTCATCTTGAATTACTATTCTGTATCTAGCCTTTACAGACGTTGGAACAAACTCATCTCTCCATTCTCGTATCTGTTTTGCAGCAGTAGTACCAGTACTTCCCTCTGTAAATTGATTATTGTTTATATTATATGTACCATGATTGTTTTCACCCTCCATTATCTTCCAAGATATATTACCAGATGCAGAATTTCCTTCCATCTTAACAAGTATATTTTCCTCATGATTTTCTTCTGGTAAAGGCATTGGTGATACTGGTGTTCTAACATCCCAATTAAAATCACCTAAATTAGATATTCTATATGCTTTCTTTGCAGTGTCTGCACCCTCACTCATTTTTATTATGTATATGTTACTCATACTCTCACCCTGTTAGAAGAAGAAGATTGTAGTACGTCTAATATCATAGATCTTAATCTTTCTATATCTCCACTTGAACCTACCATGTTTTGAATGTTAATTGTAACTCCAGCACCACCACCTGCTTGTCCACTAGGTGTTACAGATACATGTTCTGCACCTCTTTCACCGACCATCATCATAGTTGGTCTTGTTACTACACCGTCGTATCCATTTGCTGCTGTTATACCAGAAAAACTTGCAAAACCTCCTATAGTCTGGAAGAAACTTACAAACCTATGCCATGCACCACCTATTGCATCCCAAATACCTCCTAAAGTATCTCTAAAGAAACTTACAAACTTATCCCAAGCCCAACCAATCCAACCTTGAATATGACCTAAATCTTGTATGAATGATTTATATTTATTCCAATATCCATATAGGTTTTCATTTATAGCACCAGCAACATTTTTAAAGAATGTTTCAATAGAAGACCAAAATGCAGTGACAGCAGAAATATTAGATGTAAGAGTAGTACCCAAATCAAAAGTCTTCTAATTCTTTAGCCCATTTTGATATGGCACCTTGTTTACCAAATAATGGATCATCATCTCTTGGTGTGAAAGTAAAATTTGATATTAAATTATCAAAAGATAGTCCCATTATAGCAGCAACTATATTTCCTAAATAATCACCCCATTTTATCATTTTTGGATATAATGTAGTGTACCAAGGTATAATAAACTTTCTAAGTAACATAACTAAAATTGGTCTCATTAAGAATCCAAAGAAGTCACCTATAGGTCTTAAAATCATCATTACACCGAAATTCAAAAGCTTTCTCATCTGTTGGAACATAGGAGATGCGTCGAATGCCATTTTTAATACTTTAAGTAATGTACCAGCTGCACCAGCACCTATAAGAATACCAGCAGCGTGTTTTTTTGCAAATTCACCCATTGCAGATAAACCTTTTCCAAGTTTACCCTGTTCACCGAAAGCTGCTTTTGCATCACCTAAGTCACTTTCTGCTGCTTCTTTCTGTTTTCCAAATTTTTCTTTTTCACCAGCGTCTTTTGTTTTTTCAATTAATTCTGTTAAGTTAGATATTTTATTTTCTAATTCAGTAACTGCACCTGCTGCATCATTATAACTAGATGCTAAACCCTTACCTTGATGCATTAATGTACCAAAAACTGCACCTACTGTAACACCATTTCTCAACAAACCAGTAAACATTTGTAATTGTGACTGCGCACCTTTTAATGATGCTCTAAGTTTAATATTTTCCTTTATCCTTTGATCGTCTATAGCTCTTAATTTCTCCCTATCTTCCATAGTCATATGGAAGCTCTTATTTTCCTCAGCTCTTGCTTTATTAGATTTCTTTATAAAGTCATTTTGAGACTTCATATGTTTGAGTAGCTCTTTAAGGACTTTGTTTATCTCTTTAGTGACATCAAAATCATCATTTTCTCTATCATCTTCTGCACTCATAATCTTTTATATTCCTTCTAGTTTAAAAAGATTTCTTGGATGATTTCATGCTTGCAGCCTCTTTTCTCTTCTCTTCTGTATGAAATGCTATCAATTTTCGTAAATAATCTAATGGTTGCTTATCAACTGTACGTTTATCCCAACCAAATTCTACAGCGCATACGTAGTATACTACGAACTTGTTTCTGGTTCTGGGAGTGAGCCTGTAAACGTCTCCACCCAGTCCCCTAAGTATTTCGCTAAAGGGAAGTCCTTCATGACCTCCTTCATGATCGTATCTACCGTTCTGGATGGTAGATTCCTTAAGGCAACTGCATCATTTACAGTGAATGGTGCCTTCTTGATAACTTTAATTAAAATTTGAAACCTGTATTTTGGTATGTCTACTTTTGGTTTATTCAAATCTCCTAAATCTATACAATTTTGTAATATTCCATCTAACTCACCGTAAGTTAAATCATCTTCATATTCTATAATTTTCATTTGAGTCTTTCCAGCTTATTTCAAAACTCTTAATAGCCATGTATGTATTATTTAAAAGTAATTTATAAACCTATTGGTTAACTATTTACTACTGATATCTTTGCTCTTCTAATTTGCCAGTTAACTTCTTCAAAGACTGGTTCTACTGGTTCCAATCCACTTACAGAGTGGTCATTGTATCCTAATCCATAACCTTGTACCTTTATTGTTTTTGGACTTGATGCTCCATTTGTAAAGAATAATTCAAATTCTGCTCCACTTCCAACATCTCCACCTACTGATTCTTTATAGGCTGTACCTTTTAGTTGTTCAAATACGTGGTCAATTACATCATCACTTCTTAATGCTTGTCTAAATCTACCTGTAATATCTAAACTTCTCTTTATACCAGCAACTGATTGTTGTGAACCTATTGTGTATAACAAGTCTGAGTTTTGTGTGAATGTTAAGTCTACATCTTGTAACTCTACTAATGCATTTGCTGGTGTTCCAGTAGATCCTACTTTTAATGTACCGTGTGCAAAAGTGAAAGGTAATGAATTTTCTGTTGCATCATCTGAAAAATGACTGCTTGTGTTACTTGGTGTGTCTTCTTTTCCATATACTACATCAGCAGTACAGTCTACTGTACCTCCGATTGTGGTTGTTAATGCTAATGAGTTTGTTACACATCCTTTTAATGTTCTAACCAAATAATCATCTTCACCGTTAAAACCTATTTCAGTTGTGAATGAACTACCAACCAGTGTTTTATTTGCTGCACCTTCTGTTGCACTACCATAAATGTATGGGTTTCCAGATGAGCCAGCACCAGTTGCTGNTCCATATATTGACTTAAAAATNTTATGTGATGTTGTATCTCCNAGTACAAAGTTAANTCCTAAAGTACCAGATTGTGTNCCATANGCNTAANCNGTTGGGTCTACTTGACCTAATTTACCNAAANNCATNTTATTATGGTTTANAGTAAATGAACTTACTGCAGTTCTTTGACCAAAAGAATTGGTAATAGAGCCTGCTGAACCACCGAATGTGGATTCATAACCATAATTAACATATGCATATGCACCTGTGCGTACCATATAACTGTTGGTGCATGTTCGTATTTAAAGATTACTTATGGGTTTGTCTTTCTTATTGATATGGTCAATATGTGATTAAACATATTACGCATGAACTGATTTCTCGTATATGATGAAATTACCCTTAAATCTGTATAATCTGTACCACCTCTGATTTGGTCTGTTATAATTTTTATAGCCTCCTTGACAATATCATTATGTCTCTCATCATCTTGATAAGTTCTTATATCTAGGTCTATGGTTACATCGTGCCAGTGATCTGTTCCATATAGGCTGAAATAGTTGACTTGTTCTGATTTTGGGGTTACTATAATCTGGTCTCTTCTATCATCTATGAATCCAGTAGATCTTTTTTCCCATGCCTTATTTATCTCTGGTGTCTGACCAGCAGACCAATTATTATTAAGTAGGTCTATTACTGTCGTTGCTGCATCATATTGAAAAGAACTCAAAATTTACCACTCTCATATTCCCATGTCTGTGTCCATTTAAATTTAACATTAACCCATTTTTCGTTTTTACTAAAAGTTCCTTTTTTTGGTCTCATTTTATGTGTTATCATATGCCATTCATGATCAGTTAATTCTGCTGGTTTTCTTCCTACATACCATATTTTTCTTGCAACTCTAAAGGATATAGAATCTATTAAATCTTTTTTTTGTGTATCTGTAATTGTTTGAACTTCAGTTCCTCTCCACATATTATACTCTTGTACCCAATTTTTCACTTTTGATTTTTCTACCCACTCTGCTATTCTATACATATCAACTCTAGTTTGAGGCATTATATAATTTCTATAATGTTCTGGTAATTTTTCTTCTGGGAATTGACCACTTTTTTTAGATATTGCAACATCTGGAGGTTCATCATATATGTTTTCTTTTGGTTTAAACATTGCTTCTAATCTATCAGCAAGTTCTAATAAACCAGATACATCATTTAATTGAACGTCATCTACACCAGTTGGTGTATTTATTTTTAATTTATTACCTTTTCTTCTTGCAGAAAAACCTCTGTCTCTTAATAACCTTGCTGACTTTGTCAGAAAATACTGTTGAAAATTCATTATGCTACCGTAAATATTTCCCTACGGTTTTCAATACACCTTTCGATATCATCTTCCCATTTTTGTTTAGTTTCAGATGTATTAGTCATACCACCAGTAGGAAGTTCGTCCATTCTGAAACTTGTATTCATGATTTCTGTACAAGTCATTTTAATTATTACATCTGTGATATCTGATGGTATCTCTGAATCACCTGCAAAGTTTTCTCCACCGTATCTATAAGTTACTCTTACTCTGTTTTTTCTAAGTATTGAAAATATGTATCCTCTGAGATATACAGTTCCTCTTTCATATTCTGCATCGTACCATTGAGAATTACCTAAAACATTTTCCCAAGTTGCACTAGCACCCTGCCAAATTTCTATTTTATCACCAGCACTTGTATCAAATTCATAAATATTTCTATGTTTTAAAAATATTGGAGTACCCCATCCATAACTGTACAATAATGGTAAATCATGAATTTCTCTTGTAATCTTTTTTGATCTCCAAGCATGTCCAACTCTTCTATCAAATTCATCTTCTTTTCTATTAATTATTTTTTCAACTTGCGCTTTATTAGGAGTTGTATTCGCTGTTATAGGAACCCTTAAATAGTCAGAAATATCCCCTACAGTACAATATGTTGTTGCCATATATAGACTAATTACTCTTCGTATTTAAATTTACTTAAATACAACTGTGTATTCAGCGTTGCCAGTAATATCTGCAAATATACCATCTTCAAATCTTCTGTTAATTCCTACATATGTTCCTTGATTTTCAGANAAAATAGTAAATTCGGTTGTACCACTACCAGATGTGCCATTTTTAAATATACATTTTGAACCAGATGAACCAGTTTTAGAAACATATACATTTACTATAACACCATGAGCAGCTTTAACTACAGTGTCAGCGTTAAAAGATACTACATTGTGGTTATATTCTACCATGATTTATAACATAATTACGAATATATAAGGATTATGCCTCAAAAAGAAAAAAAAGTACGGCTATTTTGGTACTCTAGTAGCCTATGACTAGAAACTCAAACACTTTTGATTGTGTTGTTGTTGAGCTGTTTGCTAATTCTACGAAAGCTGCACCTGCTGAGCCACCAACTGTATAGAGTTTAATCTTTTCATTGGCTTTGTCATATTCTACCTTGTGAAGTGAATCCGTGAAAGTTGGGATTACTGCAACGAGTGTAGAGATTCTTCCCTCTTTAAGGTCAGCTGCCACTCCGTTGGTCGCATAGTTATCAGAGCCACCGAAGGTAACTTTGACAGCATATACTCGCAACTTTGATGTTAAAGCTGCTTGCCATGAGAGTGTTTTTCTCACGTTAGCGTTTGTCCAATCGGATGTACTGATTGTTAATGCCATATAAAAGTGTAGTATCTACCTATATATAAAGATTAAAAAAAAGAAAAGGATGGTTTGACTAGAGTTTAATATCTCTAATTTTACCTTGAGATTTGAAGTGTCTACAGACAGTTTCACCCATAGTTCTGTATACGCCTTTCTCAACAAATGCATTGTTGACAAATGGATATGCAGGGGTTCTTCTTGTTGCTTCGTAGTATTCAGTTGGAATTGCTATTTGGATTCCGATTCTTGGATATCCATAACCCTCAGCATCTGATGTGTCCAATGCGAATAATCTACCGATCTCTGCTGAGTCGCTAGCATTGCTTGGTGCATCCTTGCTTGGGATGAATGGGATT